GATCCACGTAAATTCATCCTTGCTGCGTATCATGGACCCCCACACGGCCCCTGCGGGGCCTGGGGGGTCCTATACTAGGAGGAAATTAGTCCTCCCTGGGGGCCCATCCCAGATCTCTGAAATAGTATGGCCTGAATTATATCAGCCTCCCGCGGGTCCCTACGGGACCCTTGGTCCCCTAAAAGATGCTGTGTGGGGCGTAGCCGTATTTATTAAAAAGTTAATCCACAAAACCTTGGTTTACTTCTTGCAACATTGTATTTAAAATCCATTACAAAGTACTTCCACTGAAAACTTCCTCTTGTGTTGGTCCAGTATCTGGCCTCAAACAATAATGCGAGTAATTGATTAAAATTCTTATTTATTAGTCTTTCTTTGTTAACCAGCTCTCTAACGATAGCTCATCTTCACTCTCATATACCTGAGTAGCTGCTACTTCCTCAGGTCCATCTCCATGCATTTCTAGGTCACTTCCTTCAGCAGGATCAAGATTAATAACCGGAGGAGGAACTGGTATAAGGAGATCAGCCAATATTGTCATAACTGACTTCAACGAAAAATCCTTATCTTTCCAATGAATCACCTTAAGAAGTCTCCTCTCTAATTGATGCAAGTCTTCTGGGAGATGCTCTCCTCGCACCTTAAAGACTTCCTCAGGAGAATAGGGACAGGTAATGAAGATGATAGATGGATTCCATTCAACAAATCCTCCTTTGAAGGGAACACGAAAGGGATACCTGTCCAAGAGTCGTAGGAGAAACGAAAAGGAACAATGTTTTCCTCTGAAATCATCCAGAATTGCCACAGATTGTCCGTCATATCCGTCAAGCCATTGTAGAGTTGCACAAGACATCCAGAACTCACCTCCATGGTGTTGGTTTGCGTATTCCACACATGCTCTAGTCTTTCCAACTCCAGTGGGACCGTAGATCCAGATAACCTTCGGAGGTTCAACACGGGGTCCAACCAGTAAGGATCTAACAAGGGTGAATCCTCTAGCATACTTAATCATTTCTACTCCATGATTCTCAGCCATCTCTCTCATTGTGGCACCTGCTCGTAGAGATTCATAGGCAGTTTCAAGATCATTTCTTTTACCTGGTTTGGGCATTGAACCTTTGGTAAAGGCAAGCGGATCTTGCTTAGTACAATACACATAATTGTGTTGAGGCGTTCCTCTCATAGACTCAAAGTGAGCACGCTTCATTCCAGGAACCTTCTTGATAGCACTCATTGTCATTTGACTCTTAAGGACACACGCGGCTTGCAGGTGTGGAGTTCCATCCTCACCCACTTCCTTTCCGATGACACACCATGTCACATCCCACGAACACAGGTCTGTGTACTCTTGAGGGGTCCAGTTGTTTAGCGTATATGCGAGACGACGATAACGATATCCAGCTCTTGACTTATTACGAATGGGACCACCAGCTCTCTCCATAACTCCGTTTATAATTGCGTTACTCCGTATGCGCTGCGGGCTTTTATTTGGAGCGGAATAAAAGCAATAACTTTATGGTGGCCTATTGGCCCGATAACTTTAATAAGTCACCCCGATAAAGAGGTGACTCCGAATAAAAACGATAAAAAGTTTTATTCGGCAAAAAGAAGAAAGGGACAATACACTAGTGATAAGAATTGAACCAGTGACCTTCAAAGTGTTAATCAAACACTTTACCACAAGTGTAGCGCCCCTGCCCTCTGCCATGATACCAAGAGAAGCTGAGTCTACTCCTTCCCTAGCCCTCTCCCTCGCCTAGTGAGGCAAGATCCGAGTTCGCTCATCCGTAGGCCTCAGTGAGCTGCGCTCCTAAAGTCAGCAAAAGGCCGATCGGGGGCCGATCGACCACCTTCGGAGTTAAAACTCCGCTTATTCACCCGGTTGAAGGGGTTACAAAGACAGGTGATTTTGCCTATATTTAGAAATTTTTTGGTCAATGCACTAAGCACTAAGGGGTGGTGGGTAATACTATAGCCACCCCCCCTCACTACACTATGGTCTATAGTATTCACATGTTCCTAAAAAGTCTAATTTTTGCTCCATGTCGAACAAACGTACCTTCTCCCAAACCGGAAGATCTAAAACTCAAAGTCGTGGTCCTCCCCAAAAGAAGAGGAATACTACAACAATTACGAAGATTATTTCTACCGGTGCTGGTAGACAACAAATGATTATGGGACCAGCTGCTACGTTCCAGCCTACTTCTTCTGAAATTAAGGCGATTGATATTGCTGAAACGAATTATGTTTTCCGTGATCCGAACAGTGCCTCAGCGATTTACTTGTTGAATGGAATTCAGACAGGCGCTGGTTTCTATAATCGAGTGGGTTCTCGTATTGAAATGAAGAATCTTCAGCTTAACGGGTTCCTTGGGCCGAATTCGGCTGCTACTTCTACTACTCCTACGAACCTTAGGGTTCTGATTGTGTATGATAGACAACCAACAGGAGCCCTACCTGTTATTTCAGATATTCTGCAAGACAGAGATCAGCTTGGAGCCGCGTCAACTGGAGGTTTAAGTCATATAAACTTAGACAATAGAGACCGGTTCAGTATCTTACGAGATATGAGATGGGCAGTGCCCACTGTTACAGCAGGTGTGGTAACTGGAGTTGCACCCGGGGTGGGAGATACATGGACTGTCAACGTGTTTATGAAATTGAAAGGATTGGGAGTTCACTACAAAAGCTCAACAAATCCATGCACGATTGCGGACATTGCAACAGGAGCGTTATATGCTGCTTTCGTGGCCGAAACTAATGACAGTGATTGGGTTATGGAAGCTGGCTTTAGGTTACGTTATGATGATAAGTAATAAATTGTACTATCCTCTACGCTATACGCATTAAGAGATCAAGGGATCCACGTAAATTCATCCTTGCTGCGTATCATGGACCCCCACACGGCCCCTGCGGGGCCTGGGGGGTCCTATACTAGGAGGAAATTAGTCCTCCCTGGGGGCCCATCCC